GTGCAAATATCTTTACAAGGGGAACTGGAATGGTACTTAACCCCAATTTAGAACTTTTATTCACTGGACCCCAATTAAGATCATTTACATATTCTTATAATTTTACACCTAGAGAACCAGAAGAAGCATCAAACATAAAAAATATAATTAGATTTTTTAAACAAAATATGGCTCCTAAAACTTCAAAAGGAGGAACTTTCTTAGAATCACCAAATGTTTTCCAATTAAAATATCTTACTAATGGTGGAGAAGAACATCCATTCATGAATAATATAAAACTAGCAGCTTTAACTAATTTTACAGTAAATTATACTCCTGCTAACCAATATATGACTTATGAAGAAAATAAATCTATGACCTCGTATCAAGTTGGAATGACCTTCAACGAACTAGAACCAGTTCTATTTGATGATTATAACCAAAAATTAGATACAATGGGGTATTAAAAAATGGCAAATCCTTATTTTAGACAAGTACCTAACTTTGAGTATGTTAATCGAAACAAAGATAGTAAAACTCTATCAAATTATATAACAGTAAAAAATCTTTTTAAAAGAGCAAAACTACGTGATGATATTATTGCCAATCTAGCATACTTTACCAAGTATCAAATAATTGGTGATGATAGACCAGATAATGTAGCTCAAGAAGTATATGAGGATCCAAAATTAGATTGGTTGGTTTTATTAGCAAATAATATCATCGATATTCAAAATGAATGGCCAATGCCTCAAACAACATTTAATTCTTTTCTGCTAGACAAATATGATACTTATGAAAAAATAGAATCAACACATCATTACGAAACAATAGAAATTAAAAATACTAAAAATTCTATAGTATTAGAAGGTGGACTAGAAACTCCAAGCACATGGAAAACAAACGGAAACTACCTACAAGTATCTAAAACAACCATAGGTCAGATATTCGCAGGTAGTGGTGGAATTCCGTCAAAAACAGTTACAGTTACCGTAAATAATGGGATTAAAAACTTAACGGTAGGATCTGAGATACAAATTACAAATGTATCACACCCAGATTTTAATGGAAGATTTGTTGTAAAATCTGTTTTTGCTGCTGTAGGAGATATGGTTATTAAATTTACATATGACTTACCATCAATTCCAACAGTATTATCTCCTCCACTAAATGGAACTGAAGAGATATTACTTACAGTAGAGGGAAATATTGGTGTAGGAAATGCGTATTACTATGAATATTTTGATAAAGGGTTAAATTCATATGTCACTGTTCCTTCTGCAAAAGTAGTTAAAGAAGTCACTAATTATCAATATGAAGAAAATATTGAAAATAATAAAAGGAATATATTTGTAATAAAACCAGAATATCTTGGTGTTATATTTAATGATATGGATGAGATCATGAAATATAAAAAGGGTTCCACTCAATACATAAGTGAAACCCTAAAGAAAGGAGATAATATTAGATTATACCAAAATTAACTTTCTGCTAATTTTTGGAAATATTGTAATGTATCATCTTCGTCTGAAGAAGCAGATGCTACAGGAGCAGCTACTGGTTCTTTACTCTTGAAATCAGGAGTAAATGATCCACGACTATTATCCTCATCAAACACCTCTTCATCTACACGACGAGCAGGTTGCTTGTGTCCTAAAACATAATCAAGACGTTTCTTCAAATCATCATATGACTTAAACTGATCAGCAGCAGTGACAGCAGCAAGAGAATACTGTTTATTCCATAGTGCTTCTAGTGCATCTTCATCATCTAGAAGTGGAGTTACTTTGTCAAACTCTGACTTATCATAGTTCCAATAACCATCCTTTTTGACAATCTTCAACTTGAAGTTTGCACCTTGCCAGAAGTCAAAAGGATTGATTGGTGTTTCATCCTCAAACTCAGGCTGCATTGCTTCCATAATCTTATCAAAGATCTTCTTACCAAACTTATAGAGAAATACTCCACCCTCGTTTTGAGGATTGGTAGGATCTTTTACGACATAGATGTTTGCATAATAAGAAAGCTTACGCTTTTGCTTACGAACAGTATCCTTATCTAAATCGTTACCACTGTTCCATAATTCACGATTATACTCTGATACAGGATCTTTACCACCAGTTGTGGTCAAAGAGTTTTCAATATACCATCCACCTGGTCCTTGAAATGCATGAGAATACATTTTTGCCCAAGGAAGTTCTTCTCCATTAGGAGCAGGAAGGAATCGAAGAACGGCATAACCGTTTCCTGTTTTATCTACCTCTGGTTTCCAGAGACGGTCATCACCACCTCCTCCACCATTATTCATTTTTTCTACTTCTTTAACTAATTTTTGTGTTAAAGAACCAAGTTTAGATTGTTTCTTTAAAGATGCGAATGACATTCTTTACCTCGTATTTTTTGAGATTTGGCTTGTGTGTACTCCATTATTCTACACGTCTGTGCTTGTTTTGTCAATCTTGTCCCTCATTAAAGCAATAGCATCACTCATTTGTCGGAACACCACATTAACATCAACATTCTTAGGAAATCCTAAATCATCAATTCCTTGTCTGATTTTTTTCATCATTTTATCTGTTTCAGGGTCATCTGATAAAGATAAACGAGTATAAAGAACACTTTGCTTTTCCATCAATTTTTCTAAAAGATCAATATGGTATAATTGATCCTCATTATTCATAATAGCAAATTTGAATACATTAGAATAAACTTCTTCTTGAAGTTCCTGTATTTCAGCCATTTCGGCACGTACAAATTCAGAATCGAAGAAACTCATAACGCAATCTGTTTTAGGATTTTTTTGTAGTGGAATACATCTATATTTATGAACGGTTCATACTTCTTTATCTTCATACTGACGGTTGACCACACATATGGATCTAACTTTTTATCAAAGTTTTGAGTATAACCAAGGATCTTATTACATATAACTAAAGTCTCTAAACATATATGCCCACCTAGATAATTCTTCAATATTAGAGGATGTCCTTTTTTACAACTAAACACCTCATCTAGATTTCTGCCATCAAACAGCTTATTAAGGTCTTCTTTAAAAGTATAAGAAAGTGATTGATTTCTCTTTTGCCACTCAATATAGGTATCTCGACCAGTTTTGATAATATCAGAAATAAACACTTTTTCAGGATCTGTACCAGCAGTGAAATTTGCGATAAAAAACTTTTCTATCTCATTACCGTCAAATTGCCTAGACATCTTCTCAAAGAAAAATCTGTCTTTTCGTTGATAAAAGGAATTTACTGTTAAACGAGGAAGACGATTACCATACCTCAAATAGTCATATGAGTCTTTTGTAAAATGAGACTTCATAGCAATATACGTCTTATAGCAGTCAAATGGCATCATGAAAAAAGTAATAAGGCAAAAAATTGCGGAGATAATTTTCCGACTTTTTTGGAATTAAAAGACCAATTTCGCACGGGAAGTGCGCTTTAAAAAGTTTAACTCTTGTGCTTCATACTTTAGTTTCTCTTTCAATGGTTTAGAAATTAGTTTAGGTACAGACTCTACATCAATGCTATTCTTATCACAAAAATGAACGATAGCATCAATGTAATTCATGTAGTCATTATCTCTAACAAGTTCTTCGATCTCTTGTGCAAATTTTGCAGGACAAAAAAACTTACTTGCCAATACCTTCTCTAATTCTTTTTCTGTAGACATAGTATTTAATACAGTAAGGTGCAATATTTTTCCTCAAATGCTAATAATATTTTAACTGATAAAATCAATATGGTCAAGCAATTTCTAACAATTTATCGTCTACAAACTTCTTGATATACTTTGATAATAATTTGATATATTTTGCTTTATCTCTCTCTTCATATACAACACAATCTCCATCTTCACATGCCATAATAAGGACTAATTTCTTAACGGATATGCCTGTTAATTCATGCAACATACAGGCATATGCCATACACTGAACGAAATAATGATCCACCCACTTCCTTGGTTTCTCTTTCTTCGATGTCTTAAAATCTATTATTGCAAGTTCTCCATCAAACTCTGCTATACAATCCACTGTTCCAGCAATTCCTAAAAACAAACTGTAGAGTGGACCTTCTAGTGAGTAAATATTATTTATACGTTCTAGTGTAGGCTTAGCAATGCTGAACAGATGATCAGAAATAGGTAATGAATCACCCATATATTTTTCATTCATTAAATGATACTCAGTAAGAGTATGAAAGTCTGTTCCCCTTGCAGTCGATTGTCTTGTTATCTTATCTGCTGTCTCGTTTCCTACTTTCTTTCTCCACTTAGCAAATATAGCTTTATTAAAATGACTAGTTACTGAGGTAATAGATACCAACTTAACTAATTCATCTTTATTAGGAACAGAATAATAACGAACACCATCTATAGTTTCTCTCTCCAGAGGAGAAAGATTCAAATCAACATGATCAAAGGTCATAAATTTAGTTGCATTTTTGCTAAGATGTATTCTCTACAGAAACCTGATCTGACAATATCATCTACTCCAAACTCTATTATATCAAACGACGGCATGATTTGCAACACCTTCATAAAATCATGAATACCATTGCGCTCATTTGTTTTAACTAGATCACTCTGAACTGCATCACCGCAGAACATAATCTTTGTATTCTGTCCCACACGAGTGATAATAGAATCAAGTTCATGGAAGTTTAAGTTCTGGAACTCATCCACAATAATGATAGCATTGTCAAATGTGGTTCCTCTTATAAAGGATGTACTCCAGAAACTAATAGTTCCCTGAGCTTTC